CGTGGTCCCTTGACCACTCGCAGTGGCGGACCGTGGGACGACACGCTCACCCTCAGCGGTCTGCGTACCCGTACCAGAGGCGAGTGCCGTGCGCTTGGCAACCAGCACCGTAGTAGTTGATGATGCACCTGACCCTGAACCTGTCGCAGTACGCAGCGATAGAACTAGACGTTGCGCAGTTGACGACCCTGTACCTGCTGCTGAAGCAGTACGGTCAACGACGACTAGACCGCGATAGAAACCTTGCGTCGTCTTATAAGGAGAAGCGAAATAGACGACCTTGCGGTACGTGTAGTTCGGTACTTCTTCAAACTCTCGAAATCCAGGAGAGTCGGTGAACCCGAAACTGAAATCGGTGACTCCAGTAGCCATATGGCTACTTCACCTCAATCCAGTGTCAGGGTCAGCGAAGTGATTTGGAAAGTGTCGCCAGCGGTTACCGCAGCAGAGGACGACAGGGCGCCCTTCCACAAACAGTTGCCTGTGGTGGAGTTATCCCACAGCGAGAAATGCGAATAGGTTTCCGTGGTGGAAACGTTCGTCCACTCAACGGTCGCAGAAGAAGCCATCGAACCAGATGACGCAGCAGAAAACGTGACTTCCCTGCGGGTGGTCTCTGTGGCTGCGTTGCTTGTGCCCGCTTCGCCTGGGTCTCCAGTGTGGAGTTTTACGTAGACGTTGCTCACCGAGAACGATTGAGCGCGAAGGGTATCAAGCAGTTTGTTTTCTGCGTAGTTGGAAATCGACATCAGTTACCTCGCGCAAAATGATAGCAGAGAAAACAGAAGTGGGGGGAGCGGGGTAGGGGAGGAAACCCCGCCCCCCCACCGATTCTGTCTGAACTAATTACTTAGTTCGCGCCGAGCGACGACGACGACTCAATGCGACGCAGTGAAGCCTCGCGGAATCGTGCGTAGCCACCAAGCCAGTACCAGCCGACAGGCTGGAAGCGCTGGAGCACGTCGACCACTGGACCGCGCACAACGCGTGGGAACGCGCCGTTGCCATCCACAATCGAGTGAGCCTTGGCGAGTGCCTGACGTCCACAGATGTGGGTGCAGTACGCATCCACGGTGCCCGTCGAGCCTGAGCCGTTCGAGGCGTTCTCGAAAATCTTCGCACGTGGCGTCTCAATGAAACGCACACCTTCGAAGGCTCCGATTTCGCCGTTGTAGATACCTGCTGGGTCGCTGTACACGTGCGGGTCACGCCACGACGCAACACCCGTCTCACGACGGAGGTCGTAGGACACGTCTGGGTGAATGTAACCCATGTACATGCCGTTGAACGAAACGGCGTTGGCCTTGCGAAGAGCAGCAACAACGCGGCGAACGTCGTTCGCCTCAATGATGTCTGCTGCCGCAATGTTGTTGCGAGCCGTTGGGGTGGTGGTTCCGCCACCGCCGTACACGACGTTGGTGCCAGCGGCAAGCACGTCACGGATAACTCCGTCGATGCTGATACCAGCGTTGTAACCAACGAGGTTCGCGGCTGCTGCATCCACGTCAAGGAACGAGGTGCCACGCAACTTGGCGGTGGTGTTCACGGCGTTGCCGTACTCATCCAGCGTCACTTCAACTTGGCTGTCGCCCATCACCACTGGGGTGACGTCGGTGTCCTCGGTGAGGGTGCTGGTCTTTTCGCTCAAGTCGTTGAAGATGGTGAACTTCACGCTTGAACCTGGCATTGCTTGTGCGACTGGCATCACGTCTGCAACCGCGTCGAACAGAAGTTCGGAGCGGAGTGCAAAGTACGCAATCCTGTCAAATGCAACCTGGTCTGTGAGCAGGCTGCTCTGTTGTGTCTTGGACATTACCTGTTATTGCTTTCCCCCGACAGGCACGGGGGCCTGCGGGCTAGATGTTTTCTGCTTCTTGCCTTGCTTGAGCCAAAATCTGCATCACTTCATCCTGGTTACGAGCCTGGTTGAGTTTGGTATTCCAGTCAACAACGGGTTCGCTCGTCTCGCCAGCGCGTTGTGCTCGCGTAATGCGATTCCAAGCGTCAGCCTCAGACTTGGCTTGCGCATTATCCGCAGCCGCCTGAATGAGTCGGGCTTCTTCCGCCGCTGTCCTAATCGCCTCGGGGGTGATTTCACCTTCGTAACCTTTTACGAAATACTTAGCCATCGGGTTATCCATTGGGATTCCCGCCTTCACAAACGCATATTCGCGTTTGAGTGCTTCCGCTTCCGTCAATGCTTGCTCTTTAGCCTTCAACTCTTTTTCGAGTTGACGCATCCGTGCCCGCACTGGGTCCTTCGGTGCCTCATCGCCAGTTTCGTCTTCGAACTCGTGGACGTTTGACATTGGCTCACTCCTTTACCCACACCAGGTTGGAGGTTCCTGGTGGCTGTTGTCTTATGTGACGTGCTAACTGTAGCACATCATCATCTACGCATGTCAAGTACCCTACTGTGCGGTACCGACACCCGTTTCAACTGTGCCCGATGTGGCGCCCGAGGTGCGAGCGAAACTGCCTCCGCCCATGAACTCTCCGACACGTTGAGCGCGACGACGCTCCAACTCCTGCTGTGCCTGCACATCGAACCCAAGAGCCGCCCCAACCTTCTGCTCCTCAGTAAGGGCTGTTTCTCCGCCCATCTCCTGATAGAGACCAGCCAACTGACCAGCCCTCTGGAACGCAGCCTGGGCTTGCTCAGCGGTGTAGCCGCGAGCCACCAAATCCTCTGCGGTAGCAGCACTGACCTGGAGTCCTGCTTGTTCCCTGCCGCGGGCACCGATGCGGGCAGCCTCAACTTGGCGACGCAACGCAGGCTCAGCACGGGTAGGGTCAATAAAGTAGGCGGCAAGGGACGCCTCATCGTTACCGACCTCTGGGTAGAACTGGCGCATCGTGTTCAGGACTGCTGGGTCGGCGTCACGAACTTTGGCGAAACCTTCGTCGATACGGGCTTGGAACTCGGCTGGCGAAACATCCCCCTCAATGAGTTTCTGGAAGTCATCAGGGGAGTCATAGAACGCCTGCGGGAGGCGGTTGGATACCAGCACGGAACGGTACTGCTGTTCCAGCCCAATGTAGGTAGCGGGGTCAAGTTCGGGTAGTCCGAGACGGGCGCGGGCAGCGTTGCCTTTGAACCGTGTCTGGAACTGTTGACTTTCGCGAAGGTTGAACAGAATGGCGTCAGAGTCCTCGATACCTTGGGCGAGAAGACCACGGATTTGGGTTTCCAAACCTTGCAAGCCTGCGCGTTGCAGGAAGGTGTTTATGACACCGAAAGCGTTTTCTTGGCGTTGGGTGGTAGCAGCACGTTCGGCGGCTTGGGTTGCGGCAAACTCGGCTGCACGCTGTTCGCGGTCCAAACGGGCGATGCGTTCTGTTTCTGTTTCTCGTGGCGCAGTTGGCTCGACAGGTCGTTCTGCTTCCACGCCCAACGCTGCCCGCAGCGCAGCAGCCTGCTCTGGGGTCTGGTTAGCGAACGCCTCATCGAGTTGACTACGCAACTCGGGCAAGTCAATAGGACCAAGTGGTACGTTGCTCATGCTCTAAATCCAAACTTCTTCTCTAAATCCATCACCAGGTTACTTGCCTGCTGCTTCGCTTCATTCGTGAACTGCCAACCATACTTGTCATCTGACTTCAGTTTGGTAATCCAATCCGTCAACGACATCGGCTTCTCCCCCATCAACGCTGAAGCGAACTGAGTAGGCACACCGTTCCCATCAAGGAACGCCACCTGGTCAGGGGCCTTCTCCAAGACGCGTGAAGCAATCTGTTGATACGGCGAGAAAATCGTTTCCACCGATACGCCACGGTCCAACAAGTCTGCGAACGGCGCATACGACACCTTGGCAAGGTCACGCAAATTGTTGCGCAACATGTCCTCCGTCATCACCACACCACTGGCAGGGTCGGTTTCTTGGGCGAGGATGCGGCTGATTTGTGTGTCGTCTGGGCGTTGACCGTAAGCACGATAGATGGCTCGGATACGGTCTGCGTCTTCGCCACCCAACGCCGTTTTCGCAGCGACAGGGGTTGTGAAGTCTGGGGCTACGGAACCGCGTTTGAACGCGGCACGATACACGAGACGCCCGAGTTCAACAGCGCTGGCTCCGTTGCGGGCTGCTACGCCTGCGACTTCTTCAAGGGTTGCCTGGTCAAACTGGATTTCGCCGTACTCCCCACGAATCTTGTCAATCTGTGCTTGCACAGATAACTGTTTCTCGGCAGGTGTCTTGACATCAAAACCCTGCTGATTCCTTGTGGTGTTGAGACCATACGGCGTTTTCTTGAGTTCCTGAACGAACTGCGCTTTGCCCTCTTCGGATTTGAACCATTCCTGCTGGACGGCTTTGCGCAACAAATCAGGGACACCCTCAAACTTGGGGTCCAAAAGGTATGCGTATTCGCCTGCCTGTTCAGCAACTAACGCTTCCCAGTTCGTTACCTTTTTCTTACCAGCCTTCAACTGGTCACGAACATCTTTACGGTTCTGCGGTGTGTCGGGCAGACCAGATGATGCCAGAGCAGCGTCGACATCTGCCTTCGTTACGGCAACAGGGGCGGCAGGTGCGCCAGTTCCACCCATACCAGCAGGGGCGGTAACACCCGTGGTTGACGGTCCAGCGCCAAATCCAGTGCGACCCATTGCATCAGTACGTGCAGATACGGGAGGTTGGCGAACGACGCCAGTTTGTCCAACGCCAACACGAACATTAGGACCTGGCTGATTTACGGCAGAAATAACTTGGGTAGACAACGCGCCCGTTGCCTCTTGGTACCTTTTGAAATCTTCTGGGTCTTTCGTTGCCTGATAGCGGTTCCAGAATCCTTCGGCGTAATCCTTTTGTGCTTGGATGTCGTCACGCGTAATCATGATGCGAACACGCAACTTGTCCAGCGAGTCGACCAGTGTCTTGCGGTTCGAACGCAGACGTTCTACCAGTTCCGTGGCGCGTTCACGGGAATACGTGCGATTCCCCACCCTGATGTTCTCTGTGCGACTTGCCGTGAAAGCGTCATCAAAAGCGGCAAGTTCCTCATCGTTGGTCTGTATGCGAGTACGAATTGTTTCCAAATCGGTATACGCTTTTTGCAGTTCGTTGACGGGAACGCCATTTACGCGAGAGTTCGCAATGGTTTTTACAACATTGGCAATGTCGCTAAACAGACCCCAGTTGTAAGACTGTGCTTCATCTTCGGTTATGTTGCCAGACTGCACTTGACGCCACAGTGCTTCTTTTGCTGCCTTGGGTATTCTTAGCGCGTTTATCCACGGCGCATCATTGTCCCACGGATTCATCATGCACCTCCGAACGCACGTTCAAACAGGTCAGCCAATGTACGGAAACCCTCAACCTGAACTTCTTCTTCACGACCACGAGTCACCGCCTGCGTAGCCAACGTGCCCAACGCTGGAGCCTGCTCCGTACCGTAAGCCGCTTGACGTTCACGTGCCTGGACAAACTGCACAGCCTCACGAACCTCTTGCGGGGTCATCGAACGACCTAACTGGCGGAACGACTCATCACGCAACACCGTCTGAATATCCTCTTTCGCCGTAACACGAACAGTACGCCCAGTGGATGCTTGACCGCCAGGGTATTCGTTCTTCAGATACGCCAAGCCGACATCTTCGGTCACACCCCAACGGTTCAACTCCAACAAATACTTTTGTGCTGCTTCCAAATCTTTGCCGTCAAACGTGGTAAGTGAAGGCTTACCGCCCTCATACAGACCGTAATCGGCAAGCGTGTTCAACAATGCGAGACGTTCACCGCGACCTTTGCTTGCCAAGAAACGGTACGCCTCAGTATCCAAGTTGTATGGGTCGTATGGTGCACGCTTGATGACACCATTGCCGTCAACTAGACCTGGACCTTTGTAATACGTTTTGTTTCCACGCTGAACAAAGTACTGTTGGTTGTAATAATCTTGTGTGCCTGCAAGGGCGAGGGAACCTTGGGTGACGGGGCGTTCAGTGAACTGGAAATCTGCGCCCAACGAATAGCGTGGCACCCCAGCCGTACCTGTAGTGACGGTGGGCATCGGCTCAATGTCCACAATCGGTTGTGGTGTTGGCGTGTTGCTCATAGTTCGTCGACCTCTGATGCTAGTTCACGGTCCCACACTCTCTGGAAATCTGGGACAGCATCCGCCAATGCGGTACCGATGTTGAACAGCCATTGACGCAAATCGGCTGCCTGTTTCGCTGTAGCGAACCCGCCTTCTTTACCGCCTGCTGCCACATATTGAGCGACGGCTTGGTCTCGATACGTCAAGTATTCGCGGGCTGCGCCAGCAATCTCATTGTTGACAAGCCGAGGGTCAGCGACAGCACGCTTCATTTCTCTAATGTTGCGGTCAAACTCGCCAACCGTGAACACTGGTTTGGCTGGGAAACCAGGGAACTTTTTGTTGATGGTTTCACGTTGGCGACGCAACCAGTCTTTGACTTCCGCGGGCGGATACTTGCCTGCTTGCCGTTTCAGGTCACGGTAGATGGCGTTACCGACACGGAATTGGGCTAGGTCAATCATCTCCGAGGCGGTCAAACGTTCACGTTTCCCTGTGCGAATCTGGCGGTCCCACACGGAGAACGAGAAGTCGTCTCCACCTGGGGCGAAGTAGGCGCCAGTAAGCGGGAAAGCCTCTAGAACGGCACCGTTTTTGCGTTCCCATTCACCGAACTGTTCCGTAGCGGCAATACCAGGTTGCATGGCTTGGGTCTTTGACGAAATGTAGAGCAGGGCATCATCGCCGTAGATGCGGAGGAACTCGCCCACTGCTGTGTCGTAGTTTGTGGCTTGCAAGTCTTGGAACGCTTTCAGCAGATACGAGGCGTAGATGTCACCCTTGTCGGTTTCGACGATGGCTTCTGGGGTTCCCGAGGTTGGTCCGAGGAACTGTGAAAGTGCACGGAAACCTGTGAGGACACGTGCCCGCCACTTGGCGTCTTGGAGGAGGCGTTCTTTTTCGGCTGGGTCTTCAAGGGTGTATTCGCCTGATGCGGCGAGTGCGCGTACGGTTTCGGTGTAGGTGTTGGCGTAGATGGATTCGGTTTTCCCTGGATTGTCACGCAAAGCGGAATACACCTTGTTGACGTACCCAGGGACTAGTGCACCAGGCTTCTTTCTTCCGTAGGGCAGGAGGAACTCGACGATGGCGTCGGTGGATGGGGTGTCTGGGATGAGTTCTGATGCTGCGATTTGGGCGACAGGTCCGATAGATGGGATGACTTGGAGACCCATCGACAAGCCTTTGACTGGTGCCTGCAATGGTGCGTTGACGCCAGTAATTAGTTTCGAAAGGTCGCCTGAGAATGGGATGTTGAATGTGTTCTGTCCAGTAATCGGGTCCTTGTAGAAGAATCCTTGTCCGTCGTTGTCGGGGTCGAAGTTGACTGCACCGTTGTATACGAGTTGTGCGCGACGGATTCGGGTTGGGTCTTCGACAAGGAATGAGCCGTAACGCTTCAACACTTCACGCCACGCAGGACCGAACGGGACAATGATTCGCAGGATGTCTTCGAGGTTGTTGCGTTCGACGGCGTTGAACAATGTTTCTTTCGTGTCGTTCAGGGCGCGGAGACCTGCGTAGTCTTCCAACTGTTTGACGGTGCCCGTGCCGTTAGCGGAGTCAAGTTTCGCTATAAGTTCGTCGTACTGTTTTTTGCCGCCGAACAATGCTTCTTTGCTGATGCTGAGTCGTGATGCGCGACCATCAATGGAGTCCTTGAACAGTTGTGCTTGTTCGCGTGTCAACAGGTCGGCGTTGTCGATGAACTGTTCGTAGTAGAACTGGCGGTAGATAGGGGAGCGTTCAAACTTGCGGCTTGCGGTTCCGTATGCGTTGTCGAAGAAGAAGTTGACGCCACGGTTCCACAACTGCAACGCTTCCTTCTGCCGACCCGTGATGCCCAACGCGTCCGCTTCGCCCAACTCTGGGGCGTACTTCACTCTGCTTGGCAGATTGTTGCCACGAGTTTCGTACACCTTTTTGATGTAATCCTGAAGTTCTTTTTGTCCGAGTGGGGTGTCCCATACGTCGTTGTCGGAGAGTCGGCGAACAGTCCATGAAGTGTCGCTGTTTACTGCGGTGACAACGCCACGGATGTCTTTGCCGTTTTCGACGCCGAGACGAACCTCGGAGCCGACACCGCGACGCAGTGTGCCAGCAACGAAGTCGGCATCTTTCAGATTGCGTGGGTCAATGGTTTCTGATGTTGCCAATGGGAGGCGTCGGTGCGCGACAGCGAAACGGAGTGTCTCGTCGCCACCTGTGGTGAGGTCGATTCGTGGGTTGCCGAGACGGTTTATCCAACGTGCCAACACGTCATCGGTTACTTGACCTGCTGCAACACGAACACTGTGCATCCGTTGGGTGCCTGGGTCGTAAACATCCAAGCCGCCTTCCAGATAGCGGCGAAGTCTGTCCAACGCTTTGACGGCTTTCGGGTCCTGGTTATTGCGCAACCAGGAAACAATTTCCTCTGTCGGGATACCTTTGGCGACAGCGTTGTTGATTTGGTCCAACGATAGACGGCGAAGTTCTTCATACATGCCTTTGAGGTATTGGGGTCGGTTGCTGACCTTGCTGACGGTGACCATCGAGTTGCTGCGAAGGGCGCGCCTGTAGGTTGCTTCTGGGTCGTCGATGTTGCGACGCAACCCGAACGACAACGCTTCTTCAAAGTCGGAGGTGTATTCGTCCCAGTTCGCTGCGATTCTGGCGTAGTCTTCGTCGGCGAGGGCGCGACCAACGAAACTTTCGGGCAGGGTTTTGCCGAGAACGATTTGCATGTAGCGGATGGGGTGGTTGAAGAATCCTGTTTTGCCGACGGTTGCCATACGGATTTGGGCGTCGAACATGTTGCGGAAGATGTAACCGCCAGTCATCAAGGTGAGCGGTTTCCACACTTCGTTTTGCAGATAGTCGGCAACGGTGATAGCGGCACGTGATTTGCCTGCCCCGCGGATGAGTTGTCGTGGGGCTTCTTCGAGTGGTACGCCCGCGGCAACAGCGGCAGCGGATGGGACGTCAGCGAACTTGGCTTGCTTGGATAGTGCGCGACGGATGAACGGGTTTGCGGTGACGCGACGTACGGCACGCAGGTCGGGTAGGACTTGGATTTTGTCGGCAAGTTCAGCAAGCGAACCTGGGCCAGCGAGACGTAAATCTGCAAGGGTCGCAGGGTTCAGGTCGCCATCGAATACGAGTTGGCCTGAGTCTTTCAATGATTGCAGCAAGCCGAAGTCGTCGATTTCGCCTGCTTCGTTGATGAGGTAGAGGCGTAGTTCTTCTCGTGCTTTGGCGACACGTTGGAAAAGTTCGTTGGCTACTTCGTCAGCGTCGGCTTTGACGAGCGCACCGAAACCTTTGCTGAGTTCGTCGGAGACGGTTTTCTTGACAATCTTTTCGAACACTTGGTTGACGCGTCCTGAGCCTGCGGCGTTCGGGTCAGCGAACACTTCCATGACTTCTTGCATGAACTCTTTGCCTTCTTTTTCGGTGAGTTTGAGTCCGATGGACTTCAGGTAGTTTCCGTACGAGTTGACGGCTGCAACCGAGTCGCGGCTGGTTCCAGTTTTGATGACCATTTCTGGCATCTTTGTCAACAGTTTGCTGTTGCGAAGGTTGTTGTAGAACGGGAGGCGTTCGCGGCGTTTGACGATTTCGCGGATATCGGTTGGGAACAAGCCAGACAGTTCGGCATCCATGCGGTTGGTTTGTTCACCGATGATTGCCAACACTTCTTCTCGGCTCTTGGCTTTCGCTAAACGATTCGCCTCCGAAACGTCAATCTTCCCTTTGAACACGTTCGAGAAAATGTCGTACGCATCATCTTTTTCAACGAGCATGTTGACGAGACGTTGAGCCTTGCCGTTTGTTTCTACCCAGTTGCGGAACTTGGATGCGTTCCATGCGACCATCTCGCCGTCGGACAAACCTGCTGCTGCGAGTTCGCCTGCGCGAGCAACTTTGGCGAACGCCGCAATCTCATCAGCGGTCTGAATGACAGGTATTGCTGCTTTGCCTGCACGGGCAGCCGCAAGAACTTTGCCGCCGTAAAGGGTTGGGTCAGCAAAAATTGCTACCGAAGCATCAACCAAACCAGACAAAATGTTGTACGGCTTAGACCCAGGAGCGAACACCACATCCGCCGCACCACGACCCAACGTCCACGCAGAACCGTTGATAGTGCCACGCACACGACGCGCACGCTCAGACTGCTTCTCTGCGGCGGTACCACCCATGAAGAAACCTTCACCAGAAGTAATCGCTTGACCAGTCGCAGGGTCAACCTCACCCTTCGCGGCAGCAAGCATCGTGCCGAGCGACGTCGACTTGAACCAGCCATCAAACCCTTGCGGATTGTCCCTGTTCAAAAGTTGTGACGAAACGTTTTGCACCAACTCGGGAGCAAGATTCAACGTTGCGAACGTGTAACGCGAAGCCGCTTTGATTGGGTCATAGACGTTACGTTCAAACCAATTCTTCTTACGTGGAGGATTCGGGTCCAAACGTTGCGGCAACTGCTTACCCGACTGCGCAGACGCAGCGTTCACCAACTGGTCCGATGCACCCGCTTTTGCTAACGCAAGAATCTCACCAGGTTTCATCCACGGATTCGCACGATAAATCTGTCCGATACGCGCCGACAAATCAGGTGTAGCAAGAGCAGCAGCCTGCTCACGAACCTTGTTCTTGGATTCAATCCCGCTAAGGATTACATCCTCGTCAGCCTTTTCTGGCAACACCCCGAAGGACATCAGTACCCTTCACGAATAAACGAATCCAAAAGGTCAGCCAAATCATCGTTCGGGAAACGTTGATAAATAGCCTTCAACTCCTCAATCACATTGTCACCACCAGGAGCCATCATCGGAATACCCGCAGCGACAGGACCAACACCAGGACCGAACGGTGCTCCAGCAGTAATCGGCTCATCAGGACGACCAGTCGGAGAAGTCAACGAACCAGGGGCAGCGGGCGCGACACGACGAGCCGCCTGTTGTGCACGCTGCTGAGTTGGTGCGGCACCAGTTGGCATCGCTTGAACGCGACGTTCCTGTGCGGCACCCTCACCGTATGTTTGACCTTTGAACTGTGGCTGAACCATTTATCCCCCGAGTTGTGCGAGTAGAGCATCTAACGGCGGTGCGCCAGCAGGACCAGCCACAGGTGCCTCAGCACCCATACCTGGCATCGCTAACCCTGGCATCGTCTCAGGGGAACCCTGCGGCATTGCTTCGGCTTGACGTTGACGGGCACGCTCATCAGTTTTCGCCACAGCCTCAAACAACGGAACATCCTGCTCCACAACAAGACGAGTCAAATAGGCGAGGTCCTCTGGCTGGTATGGGCCTTGCGGGTTCGCAGCCTGCTGCTGGATAGATGCGAGCAGGGCGTCTTCGACGCCTTCTGCGATGATGCGGTCATGCTCAAAATCGGGGTCCGAAATCAGCGGGTCAGCCTCACGAGCCGACTCTTTCGACATCAAACCAGTACCAAGACGCTGCCCTAAACCGATAATCAGGTTGTTGACGTCGGTGCCAGCAGCCGAATATGAAACGAAGTGGTAGTCGGTCTGCCACACCTTCATCGGCGTGTACGTTTCCTGTCCCTGTGTCATACGACCAGACATGAAGAACGTCTTAGGTTGAGAACCCCAATAGGATTTCTCTAATGCGATTGCGATTTTATCCTCGTGGAGTAACGAGTTGGCAAAGATTTCTTGTGCTTCTTGTACACGGTAATCCACGGTCGCAGAAAGAACGGCTTCGCCGCGGCGACCAGTTCGGATATTGGTTGCGGACTCTCCGCCGAACTCGGCGGGTATCGCGCCTTCAAGACGTTCTTGGCGCTCCAAACGGTCGAGGGCTGTGTCGGTTTTGTAACCAGGATTTAGTTGCAACTGCTGGATGTCGCCACCTTTGACAACACCAAGGATGCCTGACTTGCCGTCAGCCATCTGCAAGATTTCAGGATTCTCACCAGGACGAGCAATCAAATACTCCTCGGGAAAGATGCCGCGCTCGATAGCAATTTCGGTCAACGCCTGCAAACGTGCACGCGTGTAGTACATGCCGAGCACACCGTCGAATTGTCCTCGCGGTTTATCGAGGGTGATTCGTTGAGGGACAACGGCAAGTGGCATACCTGTGCGATTCGGGATGGCTTCCAACAGGATTGCTTGCAACCCTGCACGTTCAGACGCGGACAACTCGGGATTGTCTTCTGCACCCAACACGATGAGTTGCATCGAATCATCACACACATACTCAAGGAGGGTGTAGCGCGAGTCGGAATCAACGCGACCGAAACGCAACTGGTTAGAAACCAACTCTCCGTAGTTCTTCAACAGCCATGAGGCGGTGACGCGTGACGTGAAGATGCAGTTCTCTGGAACCACATCGTCATCGTCCATTGGTGCGGCGAACGTGTCCAACGGATTGCGAACCTGCCACTTAGGAGTCAACGTCGCAAAGTCGGGCTTCAAAAACACAGGCGATGACGAGTATGCGAGAAGGTGGCGTGCGCGGCGACGCAACTTCATTTGCATGCGGTTCTCATCCCAGAAACCGAGCATCGCTTTCTTGCGCATACGCGCATACTTCTTGGCGTTCTCGGACCCTTCCTTCACAGGAGGGAAGTATGGGTTCGGCATTGTCGACGACACGCGCATCGACATCTGTTCCAACCCTTGTACGAGCAGGTTGGCGACGTTAGTTTTCGCGTTGCGGTCTAACTCGTTGAGTGGAACCACGACGTCGCCGTTGGCAAGGTCGCGCACGCGACGCATCTGCTCATGCACGGGGCCAGCAGCGAGTCGGCGCTGATGGTACAGTTCAACGATTTCGTCTAGCGAGCGCAAGGGTTACATGCTCCCGCGACGAAGACCGCCTCCGCGCATAAAAGACTTCATGCCTTCGACAAGGGAGCGGGTGCCAAACTCTGCGGTGCGACCAGATAAATAATCTTTGTGGGTTTGCGCTTGACTTGTTCCGCCAAGTGTCGATTGCCATTTGCCTGCGTGCATGTACTCAACACGCCATTCACCTGGAGCGGGTGGGCCTTGTACGGGTGGTGTTGGCGTCTGATTGGAAGTCTTCTTCTTAGCACGCATAGTGGTTCTCAGGATAACACATCAAATCCACGAAGGGCGCCACATGCGTGGTGATACAGTTCTACGATTTCGTCAAGCGACCTCAAAGGTGGCTCCTATTTTCCAGTAATGCGACTACCGCCACCACCGCGCATGTAACTTCGCATACCTTCCAATACGGAACGAGTACCAAACTCAGAGGTGCGACCAGAAAGCGAATCTTTTGCGGCTCTTTGATATGCGGCTGTTTCTTTTCCATACGGACCAAAAATGTCACCTGATTGCACTTGCACGTATGCTTTTCCGCCACGCAAAAAATATCGGTCCCTGTGTATTTCGTCGTCGAGGTCGCCAGATTTCTTTTTGTTGTTTGTGCGGTTCTTGGCCATAGTGGTTCTCAGGATAACACATCAAATCCACGAAGGGCGCCATAGGCGCGGCGGAGCCTTCACTGGACCCAACTCTGGCAGGTGCAGCATCGCAAACCAGGCTGCCATCACCAAGTCGGTACCGTTCTTTTTGTTCGGTGTCCATGATGCGAGTTCTTCTACGAAGGCGAGAGTCTTCCAGTTTTCTCTCATGGTTGGCATCCGTATCTGGCCTGTGCGGAACAGGTTGGGGAGGAGTGCTTCGACGCCAAGGTTTTCGTCTAGTTTGTTTCTGGAGGTTGTATGAGGGATGACGTTGACCCCGTGAAGGGCTTGCCACTTGCGAACGAAATCGTGAGCAAGGAGGAAGCGTTGAGCGGCGTTGACTTCGACTATCCAGTGGCTGATGGGGTAGCCCATATCGAACGACCTGTTTTGCCAAATCTCCATTATTCCGCCGTACTCTCGGCTAGAGGTATCAAAACCAAGTAGTTCCTCAGCGGTAAGTTTGGTTCGTTCGCAGTCAATCAAATAACGCAGGTTGGTTTTGGGTTGGTAGAGCCACCATTGGATAGCCCAAAAGTTTGTGGGTGACGGGTCTACGGATGCAACCGAAATGATTGGGGGTTCCAGGTTGGATGGGATGTATCCAGGTCTGCGGTCATTGTCAATACACCCTGGGTACAACACACCGTCAGGTCCCATGCCGCCTGTAGCCCAGACACGTTCAATCAGATAGTTACCTTGCGCCATGTCCTCTTGCTGGTAGATGACTTGGAACTTGGCAGGCGTTGAGTGTTTCAGGTACGACAAGTCTTTCCACGACAGGCGGTACGGGTCCAGGAGTGGTCCGTTGGGCCACGGGGGTGCAGTAGTTTTCTTAGATTCTCTGCCCGTATCCAATTCTTCGTAGTAAGCCTTGTAAATAAAGTGGGTGTACTTGGATTTTTTTTCTGGTTCTTGGACGTCGGAAACGTCGGTGACGTCGGACCCGTCGTACGCGTCAGGGTCCTCCTCGTAAGTCACTTTGGCGAGACAGTGGGCGTAGAGGTCACCTGGCCCCAACCGCTGCCCGATGACAGCCAGCAAGCCACCTGGGTCGACGCGTGCCTCAGCGACGGTATCCCACCGTTCCAAAAGTTTGTCGCGGGCAACGGACTCTTTGGCGTTCTCTGGGGTTGCCACGTCGTCGAACAAACAGAGGTCGGCACGATGACCGATGAACTCTGAGTCAATACCATACGACGACACCGTAGGTTCCTTGTTATCCAAACCAGACAAGTCTTCTTGCTCGACGATGAACTCCTCGGCACGCCACAACGCACCGCTCGATGACGGTTTGAAACGCCCATAGTCGATAGACAAGCAGCCTTCGGCGTTGATAGCCAACCCTTTCTCCACAAGAATCGGGTCAGGATGCAAAGGAAACGGACGTTCCAACGTCTC